TCGCTCCATTTCGCATCAATACCAGCCATTGCCCATATCTTTTCCGGTGCGTCAGTCATTCTTTCCCCTCCGCTCTGCGCATCCGTCTGATAGCGCGGTGCATGATCCTGGTGCGTTCCAGTTGATCCCATTTAATACTCTGCGATCTGCGGTCAATCCGACCGTCTAACGCGCTAAGCCTTTGATCTTCCTGAACATTCGTAAAGCGCCGCCAAGGTGCGTCAACCTTTAGCCACTGCACGATCTTCTTTTTCATTATGCCAATTCCCTTGTTTCATTGGAAACTGCATACACCTATGCCCGCTGCACAGTCAAGGAAACACGTCAAAGTCACCATCGGCAACCATGGGAGTGCTGCCCCCGCTACTGCTGCGACCGCCCAGCCGGTCAAACTCACCAACGCCAAGGAAGCCGTAGCCTGCCCCGTCGCAGATATGGCTTTCGTCGTTCTTGCTGGGCTTGTCCGCGTAACGATCATCACCCGTCACGGCCACGCGTTTGAAGTGCCAGGCACCCATGAGGCCCTTGTGAAGCATCGGACAGTTGCGCCTGCTCAACAAAAGCCCCGGCTTGCCGTCGATCATGCGTTCACATGGCCCAGCTATCGCCGCGATCCGCATCTTGGGATCCTGGGTCGGTGCTGGCAGTAGGTTGATGCCGTGCTGCGTCCGAAGCCACTCAAAACTTGCGGTCTCGAATATTTCGTCACGCTTTCCACCAGCTGGATCGCCCCACCCTGTACCGGTCAAACCTCTGGCGACGTGATCGGGATAGTGCTTGACCAGGGCTTCACCAACCAGCTCGCCAAAACGCTTGATCCCCATGTCAAAGCAAACCACCTCTCGATGCGCAAGCAGGATCCCGCGCGGATGCTTTTGAAATAACAGCGCCGAGGGCTGTAGCGTACCGCCTCCGATGTCTGCCCCGATATAGATCGGCTCGTCAGGTAGGACCGGCAAGTGATCGACGCCGTGAACCTGGCCATTGTATTGCGGGACAACCCGGCGACCGTCAGTCACGAACGTGTAGACGCCTTGGAGATAGCTTTGGATCTCCTCAATCGTTTTGCCTGCCAAGGCTCGGCCGTAATAGCTGCGCGAGCCTAACGGGTTTGCTCCGACATCGACGCGGGACAGAGCCACAAGGTTTTCTTGCCAAGGGTTCACGATCCAGAACCGCTCAGCGGCGCGGATCACCTCGATCTGACACTCAATGCGCCGCACCTTGCCCCGGTAATAGACCAGTACCTCGGCCGACGTGAGCTTGATGCCCTGATACTTGGGAAAGTTCTCGTCAATGATCTCGGCACCGCCGCCTCTGGGCATGACCTCCAGGACGCCGGGCGGCTGTTGGTGGAAGTTGTAACCCTCGGGCGTCTCGCGGTGGTGCCAGCCGTAGAGCCAATGATCTGCGTCCGGTGGGTTTGTGTCGCCCCATATCCCCGACCAGGTTGTTGGGCGCTCATTCACACCGAAGCGGCCGACGCGCTCGGTCAGTCGAGTGATCACGGAGCGCGGGACTTCGCGCATCTCGTTAATGAAAGCGCCGGTCAGCTCCAGCGACAACAGCTTTTTAACGTCCTTTGGCTTGTCCAGGGCGATCAGGTTGACTTCGATCTCAAGATTGGATCCGCGCGGCTCGATGATGTGCGTGGCTGGGGATCTCCAAACAATCGGCCCGAAGGCGTCGGACGGGTAGATCTGTTGATACGTCACGGCCGTAGTGGATCGCAGTTCCGGCATGGTGTTGCGGATCACGGCGAACCGGCTGCGCTTTATGCCGTCCTCACTCGCTTCCTGTTCCTGGCCTATGTCGAGGATCCGTTGAAGGCTTGGCACCGACTTACCCGAGCCGACCGGCCCGATGATGAAGGAGGCGAACGATCTATCGAGCTTGTATTGCCACGCAATCGGGCTCGTCTCGTAGGTCCAGGTCTGCGTTACCATCCAGCCAGCTCCAATATGGTTGCGCCCAGCTGGATTGCACCAGCGGCTAGGGCCAGGGCCAGGACAACCCGGCCAAGGATCAGGTAGCCGATCATGGCGGGCCTTCCTTTGGTTCCACAGGTTCTCCCAAATAACGAACCTCAAAACCCATGCGCTTTAACTGGCTAAGAAGCGAAAGGCCGAAATCTATACTATCCCCGCCCCGCCTTGCGGATTGGGCAGCCTGTCCCATCCGAGAAGCCAGAACATTATCCATCATTGAGGACAGCGGGCCATCTGAGTTCATCCATTTTAGTGTCATTTGCTTTTCCCCTTCAATTTCTGCAAGTCACTTGCTCGCTCTGTGCTGCCCGCTGAGCCTCTAAGGTTGTTTTCGGCGGCACTGCCCAACGAAAGACGCTTAGCGGCCCACTTGGCCTGCTCCTCGACCGATTTGGATACGATCTCGGCATGTTGTCGTTGTCTCGTGATAGAAGGAAAATCAAACATCGTCGGCCTCCTCTGGTTGCCACTTCGGAATTGCTGTCAGCTGCTCGCTCGATGCCGGTGGGATCACTCGGACGTTGAAGCCCTCACCCGTCCCGCCTTCACCTTCATCACGGCCGTAGCCATGGTTCACCTCCAAAGCAAACTTTGCACCATTGGAAGCATCCCTGACGTACAAGGCTTCTTCCGCGTATTCTGCGATCTGGGTTTTGGCGCGCGCGATGATCGAGATAAAACCGTTATCCCTTGTGCCTTCCCCCTTGCCATAGTGCATGAGGGTAACGCGCGTGGTGTCGAGTGCTAGTGCCAGCCCTGCCATTGTTGGTGGCCTTTGGTATTTCTCCTCCCATTCGACCCATAGACCGTCTGCGCCCTTGGTTTTCATTTGGCGCGTTTCCCATCTGCTCAGGAAATACTGCTCGATCCGGTGTTTCAGCTCTTGAACGTCTGTAAACGCGAGCTTGCCCCTTTCTGACATCAGCTTTTAACCCCTTCTCTGTTTGCCAAGCGTTCGCGCATTTTCCTCAGAGTTTCATCTCCCCCAAGGATTTTGCCAACTGACTGCCCGCTAACGGCGGGCGGGGCAGGCGGTTGGCTTTCCGTGACCTCTCTCCCCTGGACCCCTCTCTCCGTGGTCTTATCCGTATTAGTGGTAGTGGTCTTGTCCGTTGTCTTTTCCTTTTCCGTATTCTTTTCCGTCTCCGTTATATCGATACGGCTATCGATAGGGGTATGGGATAGGGGTATCAATAGGGCTAAGCGAAGGCGTTCGAGGGTGCGAAGATCGAGGCCCATTTCATCTGAGCAGAGCGCGGCTTCCAGCTTTAACTCTCTGATGATCTCGGCCGCTGTTGTGTCAAAACCGCTCATTGCTTCGAGAATTTTCCCGGCTTCGGCGTGATCTGTTCGGTGTTCGCTTTGCTTTAGTCGCGCCGTTTTTTGCTGCCATTCCTCGCGGCGCTCAAAGATTGCCATGATTAGATCGCACGCGGCAAAGTCTCTGACCGGTGAGGCTGGCAGTGATTTGATGATCCTGACCGGCCCTTGCAGGTGCTTGCGTGAGCTGATCGAGTTGAACCGGAAAAAATCAAGGATCTGGATCATCTCCTCGTCCTGGTCATAACGGATCAGGCGAACTTCATCCAAGGCAACGAACGCTGCGCGAACGTCCTCACTTGGGACTTTCAGCTCTAGCGCGGCCATCTCTGGAGGCAGAACAAAAGCCCCGGCGCTGTTGCCGTGCGTCGTGGTGTGCAGATACAGATAGGTAAGCCGGGCTAGATCCGAGGACAGGAGCCGGAACCGTTTGCTGCGCCAGATTGAACTGGAAATTATACCGAATTGTCTCATGGGATCACTCCCCCACGATTTCCGGCACCGCCTCAAAATTGACCACCAAAGCCGTGATCGCATCGCCTTTCGACTTCCACAGATGATAGCTGGCACCGCTGGCGCGTTTCATTTCTGGCTCGGTCAGCTTGTGCCCCCCGGCCAAGATGATTTTGACCGCAGCGCCGACAACATTCAGGTCAGCGAATAGAACCGGGCCCGCGTTTTGTAGGGTGATTTTCATAAGGCGATCCCCGCTAAATGATTGTTGCG